TGATTTTCTTCTCGCTGCCCGTTTAGGACCAGGATTACTTTCGGTTACTGCAGTTTTAAGTTTAGATCCTGGATTCATTCTTCTGTAAGCTTGGACGCCAGCTTGTGTCATACCGGCGCCAGCTTTAGTAGAACGAAAATTTTTTTTATTACGAGGAGGCATACCGCCTTTTGCCATTTTAAGTAATTCAGCAGTATACTTATCCATGTTTATTCTCCGCTAGTATTGTGGTCCAGGACCAGAATATTTATCAGTCAATAAAGTTACTGCGGTAATGTTAGATATAGAGGAAACATAAATTCCTTTTGGAAATAAAATTCCATCTTCAGGAAAATTTAAATTAATTACATCTCCACTTGGAACATCACCTGTAAATAAATTAGTTCCACCAGATTTTGAAAAAGTGTTTAGAACCACTTGTCCAACTCCACCACTATCCGAGGCAATAATAATTCCTCTTAATCTGACAGGAGGAGAAACCACAGCATTTGAACTAGAATAATTTCCAGCAATCCTTGTTGATTGTATATCGCTTTTCATTTTAACTCCTTAGTTAGGAGCTCCCGAAGGAGCTCCATAAATTATTTATTAAGATACAACTGCGCCACTGTTAGAAACAATAACCCAACCAATTGTACTAGCCCAAACTAAACACACTGTGTCATTCACATCAGCAAAAGCCATGCTAGTTCCGTTAGCAAAAGTCGTTGGAGTAACTGTTGCAGTTCCACCGCCGTCAACAACCATAGTAATGATTTTCATTTGACCGACAGTTGTACCATTTGCTAAAGTTACTGCAGCAGCACCTGCGGCTGTAGTTAATTCTGTTACTAAATTAGTTACATCAGCAGCACCCGCACCAGATAAAGCTTGTACTCCACCTGTGATAGTTTTTCCGTAAGATGCATTTGTTGTAATAGCACCTGTTGTTGTATTTTTTGTAATTGATTCAAAACCATTTTCCGATCGGACTGGTCCTGAGAAAGTAGTATTTGCCATAAATATATTCTCCTAGTTTGTATGATACAGTCTCTAGGCCGTCGACTATACGCGTCTGTATCAAATTTGTTTTTGTATAGTTTTGGTATCTTACATAAAAAAAGGGGCGAAGTAAACTCCGCCCCTTAATTGGTGAGGTGTAATTAAATATTACGCAGCACCTGGAGAACCGAAGATTCCTCTAGGGTCAGAGAAGCCGAAGCTGTATCTTTCTCTAGCTTTAAATCTCATGTTTCCAGTGTCAAAATCACCTTCCATTGCAGTTCTTAATGGAGCTCTCACGAAATGTTTAAGACCATTAGGTGCATCAGTCATGATGAAGAACGCATCAGTGTCAGTCAAGAAATGGTTGACTCTGTATCCTTCAGGAATCATGCCCATATTCTTCATTGCATTGATATCGTTATCAGCAGTACCAACTCTTAAAGGTGACTTTAAGATTCTCTCAGCAGTAAATTGTAATTCTTTTGGAATAATCAATTTTCTACCTTGAGTAGCGATTTTTAGTCCTCTTTCATCAACGAAAGCCGCAATATCAATTAACGACTGTTCTAATGATGTTTCAGATAAGTCCGCAGGTGTTGCTAACTCGTTTCTAAATGTTCCACCGCTTACTAATGGGTGATCCGTAGCTAATAAAGCTTTACCGTCTCCTCCATTTGCAACGTCAAAACCATTGTTCAAAACCGCAGCAGCTTTCACTTGTTTAGTGTTAGCCATTGATCTTGCCAATGCTTTAGTGTAACGAGCAGCTAATCTGTCATACAGGTTATCTTCGATAGCTTCTTCAGTAACTGCAAATGCTAATGCAATAGTTTCATGCGTATATCTCGCAGTGAAAGCTTCTTTTGCATCGTCAAAAGTTACCGCAGCACCTTCGTTTTTAGTTGGTGCGCCACCGAAACCTGATAACATAACTTCTTCTTCAAACGCTCTGTCTGAAGATTCAGTCATAAAGATTTCTGCGTGTTCGTTTTCGTATCTGTCATACTCCAGGCCGAATAAAGCATTCAAACCCGGCTCTAGTTCTTTAACTAGTTGTGCTCTTGAAATAGCCATAGTTATACTCCTTTATTCTATACCGTTAGTCCAACAACTCCACCTTTGTATTGGTGAGCGTTGATTCGGACAAGTACGTTTACGTTTGATGTTGTTTGATCACTGTTGTCAGGGTCTTGAGAGATGTCAATAGCCTGTAATACAAAAGTAGACGAAGAGTCTCCAGTTGATACATCTAAAACTTCTCTAGATTGTCCTGATGCAGTGTCGCCAGCTGTCGCAACGACTGAATAGTTTGCGAAAAGATTAGCATTTGGAAAAGATTCATCTGCTTTTATTTCGTAAACAACATTCGGATCGTCGATTACGTTAGCGATAATGTCATTAGCACTAACGGTACCTGGATAATAGTTTTTCCAAGTAGGCTTTTGAGTTGTCGGATCTGTATAGAATACTCCGTTAAAAACTCCAACAACAGGGTTCGTACCAGCAGCAGCTCTAACGATAGTTCCGTTAGTAGAAGCAGCTACAAGGTCTCCTTGGAATATTGCAGTGTTATAGTTCTTCAATATTCTGTATCTGTTTTGTGAGTTATTAAACGGTGTTCCTCCTAACATTCGAGCAGGTCTCAAGCCAAAGTTACCACTTTGATTTGCCATAGTTTTTACTCCTTGTTATAAGTTTAAGTTTAATAACCCTTAAATGGTATTCACTAAAAAATTACTTTTTAGATCCACCACCGAAGGTTACTCGAGATGACCTTTCAATATTGATCGGCATCTCAGGTCGTTGCTCCTTCATTAAATCATGATCAACCGCGTCCATTTGTCCTTTGGTCTTACTTCTAAAGTAATCCTTGCGCGATTCCACAATTTCTTCTGGTATCCTAGCCAACAATAGGCCACCAACCCCAACTACGCCTTCGTGTTTTCCTTCTGCCATAACAGGATAATCATTAGGACCAATTTGTTGTTCTAACTCATCGGCTCTAACAAGTTCCCATCCTTCTCTGAGTTTTTTAGACATATTTGCTGTGTCTTGAAAACCCATCGTTTCGGCTCTCAACCAACGGTGTACAAAACCTGCTGGTGGCGGAGGCGCGTCTAGACTTGATGGTGGAGTCCAGGGCTTTTTTCTAATTTCTTTAGCTCTAAGCTCTGACTCGCGCGAAACTTTCTTTATTTTTTCACTCATATGTGTTCTCCTTTAATTTTTTACGTATTTCGCGTATTCTTCAGGTGGCACCCCTAATCTTTTAGCGATTACCAACTGTGACTTGGTGAGTTTCACAGTCCTGCGTCCATTTTGGTTTCTAACAGCAGAAGCAACAACTTGGACGGGTTTTTCTTGCTTCTGAACATTCTCAACAACAGGTTGTTGAGCATTAGCAAACTTATTAGGAAAATATTCTCCTAATCGTTTATCTAATTCATTATAATACTCATCACTGTCTCCCGCAATACCCTCACTTTTGATTTGCTTGTCTATTTCTAGAGCAGCACTTGTCATAATAGAGTCTTGCATAAACCAGTCATTCTTCTCTGCCCAAGCTCTTGCTTTAGGGGAAGCCTGTATTTCAGGTATTTCTGGTTCAACAGGTTGAGATTTGATTCTTTCTGCTTCTTGTTCTCGCATGTATTTAGTATTTGCTAATCTTTCATTTTCAATACTTAATTGAACAAGTCTTTGATTAGCTTTAGCGATTGCAGCAGAATCTTGATTTTCGATTGCTGATTGCAGTTCTCTAGATGCATCAGCTGTATCGGTTTTAATTCTAGATTCAAATTCTTTTAGATAATTTTCTTCTAGTTTTGGAAAACGTTTTTCCAAATCTTCCATTTTACTTTGAAGACCTTTAGCATATTGGAGTGCAGCTTTTTCTCTTCTTTGAGCTTCCCTCCAATTTTTTGTTAACTCTCCAATTCTAGTTTGAACATTATCAGAATATTTTTTTAGATCCTGTTTAGGTTGTTCAGAAGTTTCTTCTTTTTTATCTTCTGCAACTTCTATATCTACTTTATCATCCTTGTGTTCATTTACAGCAGTTCCATCTGGTGTAACTTCATACTTAGGTATGACAGGTTCTTTTGATTCTTGTTTTTTATCTTCTACTTGTACTTCTTGCTCTTCTACTCCTGAAGTATCAAGTTCTACTTCACTGGTATCTAAACCATATTTATCTTTAACCATTTGTTAGCTCCTTAATATGCGTGCAGTATATCCTCAGGATTACTGATCGTTGCGATGATTTCATCATCGTTTAAAATACGCACTTCACCGCCTTCAATTTTAAAACGGCTTCCTGCATATCTTCCAAATATAATCCAATCACCTTCTTTACACCAAGGCTTATCATTAAATTTATCTTTGTCTTGATAGCAAAGCGGACCCATTTTTAAAACCAAACCACAGACAGTTGTCATTTGAATTCGTTCATGCGTTTGATCCGCATAAATAATTCCTGCTTTAGTTTTCTTGGGACCAGAGTATGGAAGAACTAAAATTCTCCATCCAGTAGGTTGTGGAAGTTTTTCTATAAGTTTTTTATCAATGGAATTGGAATCGAGATAGAGTTTCTCTACTTCTTCCTTAGATTTATAAGCATTGAGGAGACCTCCATTATTAGTCTCCAGCGCCTTCGGCGTTATTATTGTCATTTAGCTCCTGTTTCTTGAACAAGTCCGTTAGGTCTTGTCGCAGATCTGTTAGTGATCTGATTTGTCCTATTATATATTGATAAGTGTCCCAATTGTCAACACCAATAGTCACTTTCTCCTTCAAAAGATTTAATCTTTCGTCAATGAGTTTCTTTTTGATTCGTTGTACTGTATCGTAATCCATTATTTACGTTTAATTAAATCTGTAGCTTTCAAACCGTACACGCTCGCAATTACTCCTACGAATATGGTTTGATACCAGAATGGAAGATCGGAAAAATACTTGAAGAAAAGCTGCATTTTATTAATAATCTCCGGATCATCTGAGAACACTGCCCAAGATAATAATGCTATTGGCGCCGAAAGTAACAGTAAAATGAATTCGTCTTTCCAATCCGATTGCCTTGCTTCTAGTAGTTTACCTTGATACTCAGCCTCACCACTAGCCATTTTTTGTGCATGTAGCATTTGAGCATCGGACATTAACATTTTAGTTTTTTGGCGGTTCTGATAGATATGTGAACCAGCTTTAAATGCCATACCTATCAGATTTAACCAAGCCATAATTAATTATTTGTCGAATGATTGTTTAACATCTTCAGACCAATCTTTCCAAAACTTGTTTACATTGCTGTAAAAACCAGTCCAGAATTCTTTTACTTCTGAATATGTTGGGAATGCTAATTTAAACATTTTATATCCTTTGTTATATGTTGCAGTGCAATATATAATAATTAATAGTATTTTGTCAATCCTTAATTAACAAAGTCTAGTAGGTTTATTTCTTCCTAATTTTGTTTTAACCATTACGGATCCTCCAGATTTCATTTTACTTGGTGAATCTAAATAATCTTTTAAAGAAGATTTACCTGATTTAGAAACATCTTCTTTAGTAACGGCTGAATAATCTTTTTCTTTGTATTTAAATTTAGTTCCTTCTCCTTTTTGTCTAGCTTCTTTAAATACTTTTCC